AATCCTGTAAATTATTGTGTCTCTTGCCTTCCAACATGGTTACACAAGAGAGCCGCTGCTGGTCACTTCCCTTTGGTAGAGATTTTTATTGAAGAACCTAAAACAATTAAGAAGAAGACCGCTAAGAGCCCAGAATGAAAGTTACCCGCTATCAAGCGGTACAAGTACATCTAGTTCCAGATAAAGTACAGAGCCCACAAGGTCCTTTTCCGCGAGAGTTGTTTCGTGAGTCTGAGATTATTTCCGATTACGAACCTTCATACGCTGAAGACGGTGGGGGGTTTGAATTAGGGGGAACGGCTCAAAATAATTATCGCGCCCCTAAGGTATTGCGGTGCGCGTCTTGTTTTGCTCGCGTTATGGAGAATGAGACAGCTGACCACGTTTGTGAGGAATAATGGCTAAAAGAGGAAGACAAGAGACCTACTATAGTAGAAGCGCTGATGTAGCTAACAGAAAGTTAAATTTTGCGCTAAGGTCATCAGAAAAAGTATATGAAGATTTTGAAATAGCTGAGCCAAGAGAAACTGAAGCCACCTATCAAACATTACCTGCTCCTACTACAAACCCACCTAAACCAAGAGCAAAAAAACTTGCATATAGTAGAGAAGCTATGAAACTGGTAGTTATGTTTAGGGATGGCACTTGGTGGGAATATAACGATATTCCTGTGGAAATATGGAATAACTTAAAGTCTAGCGACTCTACTGGAAAGTTTTTAAAGTACTCTGGTTTAGACCAGCATGATGATATGGGTCCTTTTAACCCCTCACAAATGGCAGAAGAAACTAGGGTATTATTTAACTCATAATGAAATCTATCGGACCCCTATACGCAGATGTAATCCAGTACTACCACCGTAGAGTTTTGCCAATTGCAGAAAAAGGTTGGACTCAAGAGACTAACTACCCGTACCGAAAAAGTAAAGTATGTATAGTATTCAGGGCGCCTTTTACACACCCTGGGTTTGTGTTTGGGCTGTGGAATAAGCCTGCTGATGTGTATGAAGATGAGGCAGATGTTATGCTTGCCGAGGCTATTGGTCTTAGGGATATGGAACTTCCAGCTAAAGATGTAAGGGAGTGGTAATGTTTTTTAATAAGAAAGAGATTTGGGTAAAGCCCTTTTCAGAAAAAGTATCTAAACGCGTTAGCAAAATTCCTACAGCAGAGTTAGAGATGTGGATTGAGCAAGCCACCTATGAAATTGGTCGTTGCATGAGTTCCTACGGTAAAAATAGGGATAGTGATTTTGCTCTTAAAGAAGCGTTGTTAGGTGCAGAGGCTCTTCATGCCGCCGTAGACCAATTAGTTAAACGCACGACACGCTTATAGACGATTTACAGATTTATCGACAATTGGTGTATCCTAATGCTTGCCTCTTCCTTCTCCCCGTGTGGCATCGGTCAGCCTGGGTTATACGCCCAGGCTTTCCGCTTTCTACTAAACTAAGGCACATATGAGCGAGCAAGAATTTTTTGATGAAGACGAAGAACTCGATGAAATTGAAGCGAGCATACTTGCTGACGAAGAAGATGAGCTGGATGAGCTTTCCAAAGAATTTGTTAATAAGCTTATAACTCGTTGCCTCCAATTTATGGATGCGCTTGTAGGACATCCGCTTCACCCCTATCAGTTACCTTTAGCTAAACGGATTATTGAGTCCGTGCTTATTAATGATGGTGAAGAAGTAACTGCTCTTGCCGCTCGTCAGTCAGGTAAATCAGAGACTATTGCTAATACCGTAGCTACACTCATGGTTCTTCTTCCACGTTTAGCAAAAATGTATCCAGACCTTTTGGGCAAATTTAAAGATGGTATTTGGATTGGTATGTTTGCTCCAGTCGAGGGCCAGGTAGAAACGCTCTTTGGTCGCACGGTAAATCGTCTTACTTCAGAGCGCGCTTTAGAGATTTTGGGCGACCCAGAAATTGATGACTCCTTAGGTAAAGTAGCGGGCGTTACTCGACAAATTAAGCTTAAAAACTCTGGCTCTTCACTCATGATGATGACCGCTAACCCACGAGCAAAAATTGAATCTAAGTCTTTTCATCTTATTGTTATTGACGAGTGTCAAGAGGCGGATGACTTTGTAGTATCTAAATCAATCTCCCCTATGCTCGCGTACTACTCAGGTACTATGGTTAAAACTGGCACCCCAACCACTCACAAGAATAACTTTTATAGAAGTATTCAATTAAATAAACGACGCCAAACAGCTCGTGGAAAACAAAACCACTTTGAGTGGGATTATCGTGACGTGTCTAAATACAACGTTAACTACGCAAAGTTTATTAAAAAAGAAATGTTGCGTATTGGTGAAGATTCAGACGAATTCCAAATGTCTTATTGCTGTAAGTGGCTTCTTGATAGAGGTATGTTTGTTACCTCAAATATCCTTGATGAACTAGGAGATACCTCTCAAGAAGTAGTCAAAGCATGGCATCGTTCTCCTGTTGTTGTAGGCATAGACCCAGCACGTAAAATTGACTCCACTGTTGTTACAGTGGTGTGGGTGGATTGGGATAGGCCAGATGAGTTTGGTTATTTTGACCACCGCATTTTAAATTGGATGGAGATTCAAGGAGATGATTGGGAAGACCAGTATTTTCAAATTGTTACTTTCCTTAGCTCCTATGATGTATTAGCGGTTGGTGTAGACGCTAATGGTGTGGGAGATGCTGTTGCACAACGCCTTAAGATTTTGCTTCCTAGAGCGGAAGTCCACTCTGTAGGTAGTAGCCAATCAGAACAATCTAAACGTTGGAAACACCTTAAGGCTCTTATTGACCGTCGTATGGTTGGATGGCCTTCACACGCAAAAACTCGTAGATTGCGTACTTGGAAGCGCTTCTATCAACAGATGTCTGATTTAGAGACTAAATTTACTGGACCTAACTTTTTAGCTCATGCACCTGATGAGGCCCACGCTCATGATGATTACGCAGATAGTTTGGCTATTGCCTGCGCTCTAACTATGGATTTAACAATGCCTTCGGTAGAAGTAAGTTCATCACCGTTCTTTAGATAAAAATTTTGGGCTTTAGGCACAATTAATGCCGATAAAGCGAGAAACTATCTATTAGGAAAAAGGCCTTTTCCCCACTCAACAAGGAGTCATATATGACAATCGCACCATCACCTAATTTTCCAGAGCGTCCAGGTACTACTTACGACCGTAAGATGTCACCTTCAACTCCAGGACAACGTGGACCACTTCGTTTTGAAGAAGGTATTGCAACTGATACTGACGTCCCACAGGAATTTACAAAGGGCGCAATGCAGGGATATGTCCCAGCAGCGGGTCGTCCAAACCGCAACGCAAATGTTTTTGAAAAGTCAGCTGAAGAAACAATGCGTGAGCGTGCTCACGTAGGTTCTGCAGCGTGGGTAGAAGCACCAGATACTCTTACAGAGTTTGCTAACGGTGCATTTGCTGACCATGGTGATAATCGTTTTGAAGAAGTTGTTCGCAACGGTTCACACCAACAGCGTCTTAACCCATCGGTCGTACAGGACTAATTTAATGCCGCGCACCCCTGCTTCTTAATTGAAACGGGGGTGACAAGGCTTTAGCAAGGAGTAATCATGGCCCTCATTAGAGGTAAAGAAGTTAAGGAATCGCCAGACCAGATTCCCGCCAATCCAAAACTTTATAACATGGTTACAACGCAAGCAGGGGCAAGATTTTCTAAAAACTCTCCTGCAAAAGCTCATTGGATTCATGCTAAATATACGCAAATGGGCGGACAATTTGTTAAAAGCAAACGTGAAGTAGACCCTCGTTTTCGCGATTACGCGCAAGAGGATATGGACAAAAAAGAAGAAGAGCGTTCTAAAGCGCATAATGTTAGAAAGAATGTAACTAAAAAAGTTACAAAATAGAATAAAAAGATTTAAGGATTTGTCGACTTTAATGGTATGGTTTACCCACAAGTTTTGGGAGGGAATTAAGTGAGTTCAATTGACTTTTCACCCCCCAGTTATAGGGCGGCGTCAAGCGATTTAACAATCTCCATCTCTCCACTTGGTTTAGTAGAACTTGCTGACGAAGAGTTTGAAGTACACGGTCCACGCCTAAACCGTTATAGCCTTAACTGGGCTATGTATCTAGGACATCATTATTCTTATCGCCGTCAAGTTGGCGAGTCTCAACTTGCACTCAATTATTTTCGCGCCTTTACAGACTTCGTACTCAACTTCACTTTTGGTAAAGGGGTTTCCTTCCGTTCCCCAAAAGAAACGGAAGCTATTGTTCCTGACCTGCTTGAAAGAGTGTGGGAAGTAGATAACAATAAAGCTACAGTTTTGTGGGAAATTGGACAGCAAGGCGGAGTATCAGGCGATTGCTTTATTAAAGTTGCTTACGAAGAAGGATATACAGACCCAGCAGGACGCGTGCACCCAGGGCGAGTTCGTGTTCTTCCCTTAAACTCTTCTTTTGCATTTCCAGAGTTTCACCCACATGACCGTGAACGTTTAATTCGTTTTAAACTTAAGTATCGTTTTTGGGGTACATCGTTAGAAGGAACACGTCAAGTATTTACTTACACTGAAATCCTTACAGAAGACATGATTGAGGAATACATCAATGACGAACTTATTGACTCTCGTCCTAACCCGCTTGGCACAATTCCTGTTATTCACATTCCTAATGTGCGCATCTCTGGTTCTCCTTGGGGCCTTAGTGATTGCAACGATATTATCAACATTAACCGTACTTATAATGAAACTGCTACAGATATTGCAGACATCGTTAACTACCATGCGGCGCCAGTAACAGTCATTATTGGTGCTAAGGCATCACAGCTTGAAAAAGGCGCCAATAAAGTATGGGGCGGACTTCCTAAAGACGCTCGCGTAGAAAACCTTGAGGGTGGAGCACAAGGTCTTAAGGGCGCTATGGAATTCCTAGCGATGCTTAAGAAGTCAATGCACGAAATGATTGGCGTTCCAGAAACCGCTCTTGGTCAAGCGCAGCCAATTTCTAATACATCAGGTGTGGCATTGTCTATTCAATTCCAGCCTTTGATGAATCGCTACCATCAAAAAATTATTCAATATGCACATGGGCTGGAGCGCGTCAATGAGCTAATCCTCCTTTCACTTTCAGTAAAAGAACCAGAGACATTTATCTGGGACCCAACTACAGATGTAAAGCTTAAGAAGGGTCAAGTAGACCGCCTAGACCCAGCCGACCCACTTACTTATCGCTCTTACGTACAATTTCCTCCTCCACTTCCGCTTGATAAACTTATTGCTCTTAATGAAATTCAATCCCTTCTTTCACTTGGTCTTGAGTCTAAAGAAGGAGCTCTTCGTACTCTTGGAGAAGAATTTCCAACCGCAAAACTTAATGAAATTCGTCAAGAACTTATGGATGATGCGACTGCAGATGGTGCGCTTAAATTGCTCCAAACACAGATTGAACAAGAAATTATGGAACTTACAGGCTCTGCTCCTGGAATGGTAGGACAGGCCCCTGCTGGTGGAGCGCCTGGTTCATCC